GGTGCAATCGACGTCCGATGGAACGGCCCGTTCGATCAAGGTGACGATGAGGTCCCAGAGGTCGTCTTCGTTGATGCGCCACTCCTGCACCCAGGCGCCAGCCTGGGCCTCCGTGCCACCGATCTCCGTGACCTCGTTGAGGACTTTGTTCCGCTCGAGATCCATCCAGTCGTCCGGCCAGACGGCGTGCATGATGCCGCCGCTTGCTTCGCCAGCCTCGACGAACGTCTCGAACTGGTCGCTGAACGACCGGATCGTCTCTTCACGGGCGAAGTCGTTTTGGAGATCGGCTTTGTCCGGCACCATCACGATGCCGGCCGCTACCTGGTCTGCCTCATCTTTCGCGACGAAGTCGATGTGTTTCAGGAACTGCTCCTGACCAGCCTTTGTTACCGGCGGCACGGTTACCCCTCCTCGTCGTCAGTGTCGTCGGCGGCGATCGCGTCGGCGTCCTTCGTCTTCCCGAGCTTCTGGGCTCGATCGGTCGAGAGGACGCCGCGCTTCTCGCCGCGCTGTGGATTGTTGTCTGCCATGTGATCGTAGAATGATCCTGCCCGATCGAACCTCACCAGGGGAGTCGGGTCGCTCCCTGGCTCATCGGTGTGTCCTGCTACAGCGGGATGTCGTCGGGTATGTCTTCAGGGTCAGGGGACGGGCCCTCTGGTAGCCGGTCGTGGAAATTCGTTATCTCCACGTACGGGAATTCGAGGCGGACGTTGTAGTAGTGGAACGACCCAGCCGAAGACGCTGACGTCAACGCTGCCCATACCGTCTGTGGGACCTCCACGTAGGCGTACAGCGAGTTCGGTCCGTCGTCTCGCTTGAACGAGAGGTAGAGTTCCTCCGCCTCAAGATCGTACAGCCCCTCGTCCAGATTCGACGAACTGAACTGCGTTTGCTCGATATCCTTCTCTGCCAGTTCGGACTTGAATGCTGTCCAGTCCCGTTCGCCGACCTTGTTCTCGGGCGGCGGGGCGTGGTCGTCGATGGATCGGGCTTCCTCTTGGTCGCCGCCGTCGTCGGCGCCGCCACCGCTGAACTGGGACTCGAACTCGGCGAGCGGCATGGTCCCCAGCGGCGGGCCCCACGGTTCGAGGCCGAGTTCTTCGCGGATCTCGTCGACTTCCGAGACGCCCGAGAGTCGCATTGACCGGACGCGCTGCTCTGTCATGCGCGCCTCGCGCTCCGGCCGGTCGGCGCCGCGCAGCTCGAACTCAATTGTCCAGTCGTCGATCCCGAACGCAGTCTGGTGGATGATGGTGTAAATCCGGGATTCAAACTTCAACTGTTCGGGCGCGACGACGTCCTCGGCGAACTCCCGCACCTGCTCGCGCGAGTTCGACCGGTTGCTTGTGCTGGTAACGTTGATCAGGATAGGCGGGACCTCGTGGACCTTCGCGATCTCGTGCTCGTTGCGCTCGCGGAACTGTTCGAACTCCATGTCAAGGTCGTCGGTCGCCCCGATCGGCTCGAGTTCAATCTCGACGTCACTCCCATCCTCGGTTTCGAGCGGGTTCTCCTCGACAAAGTCCTCGACCTCGAGGATCGCCGTCCGGTAGCGCGACCCTTTGAGGTTGTTCATCAGGTTCCGGAGGTCGTCCTTCGAGTCCTCAGTGAGCGTCCCGCCAGTCACTTTCACGACGTAGTGCGGGATCCCCAAGTTGTCGAAGATGTCGTGGTTCCACTCCTTCGCCGCTTGATCTGCGCCCATCGTCTGCATCGCGGCGACCCAGTCCGGCACGCCGTAGTACAGCGACAACGGCGACGGATTCGGCATGAAGATGAGTTCGTTCGCCGGCTCGTTGTCCAGCTCATCGACGCTGTTCGCGACTTCTCCAGTCTCCTTGTCGACGAAGACTGGACCATCACCATATCGGTCGCCGGCCTCGCCGAAGTACCGGCGCCGGCCCTGTCGGACCTGGACGTAGCCACGCCCCTTCTGGATGACTTCCCTCCCTTCGCCGTCCTCGGTTTCGAAGGAGGTCGTCGTCTTGCGAACGCGGATGGTCGTCGCTGGGACGTGGGCCAGCCCGGCCGGGTTGCCCTCACCGTCGACGAGGATCTCCAGCGCCGCCCACCCAATTCCGTGGTAGTCTTGGCGAGCGAGCTCAAGAACTTCTTCCGGTGTGGAGGCCGCCGTCCCTTCAGGCCCAATCTGCCAGCGGCTGTTCGCGCCGTGCCAGAAGTTCGTGATCGTCTCGTAGTCAGTCCCCTCACCAGTGTCGGGGTCGTCGGCCTGCTGGTGCGGGACGATCTCGAAGCCGTAGCCGACCTCATAGCGTGACTTCTTGCGGATGCAGGCCTGATGGGTCTCGTTTAACTCCTGGAACGCTGCGAGCGTCTCGGGGTTGTACGGTGGCTGGATCCCACGACCGATGTCCGTATCGATGCGGCGCTCGTCCAACTGCGTCGTCTCGCGGGCTTTGCTCATAGCCCCGCCGTTATCCAGCGTCGACACGGAGAGGGAAACGACGCCACCGTCCCCGGTCGACTCCGCCGATGCCGCTTCGCCGCCACCACTCTCGGATTCGTTTCCTGTCATGATCAGAGGACACTCACTCCGGATGAGTCATCGTCACCGTGCGTCTGCGTTGAGGCCGTTCGCTTCGTGATCGCATTCGCCGCGTAGCACGCCAGCCCGATCGACCAGAACGACTCGCCGTGACCCTCGCCAGTCTCGACGGCATCGAGGTCGCTCGTGACGACCTTCAACTGCCGATTCTGCCGGCCGTCGGGCAGCAGCTTGATGCGCTCGGTCGACTCGTAGACGTCGAACGCGCTGGCGACCTCCTGATTTGTCGGCCGGTTGAGGCTGACCGGCGTCATCGTCGACGGGACGATGCCCATCTCCGCGAGCCCTTCGTACTCGCCGCGGGTGTTGTCGTAGGGCAGCGTTCGGATCCCGAAGTAGTCGATTGCCCGCTTACAGTACTCCACCTGGCGCTTGTAGTCCCAGCCGTCCATCCACTTCGAGTGGACCTGGAACAGGTGGCCCGCCGGCGACCGGAACGTCATCTGTCCGCCTTGACCGTCGTCGACGACGATATCCCGATCGGCCGCAGCGAACACTGCCAGGTGCGCTGGATGGCGTTTCTTCCCGATGTCGATCCCGGCGACGCAGCCGTTGATCGACCACTCTTCCTCGTGGGCGACCCAGCGGTCCTCGAAGTCACCCTTGCCATAATCCTTGAGGCCCAGCGTAACCATCGCGGCGACGTCCTCGTCACGGAAGTAGCCGATCTCACTGGAGCGGGGAGTGACCTGATACTCCTGGTTGAAGGACTTATCGCCGAGCTTGTGCTTGAGTGCGAGTAGCTCGTCGAAGGTCTTCCACTCCGGCCACAGGACGCGTTCGCGCTCGTAGTCTTGGATCGCAGGCTCTTCGACACGCGCAAAGTCCGCCAGCAGTGTGTCATCGAAAGTAAAGTCCTCCCGGGTCTGCGGCGTCGTCGTGACGTGCAGCTCTGCGATGTCGCCCGAGGGGATCGACATGATAGCGTCCTTGAAGATACGATTGATCTTCAGCACGCGCCCCGGATCCAAACCAGCGTTCTGCTTGTTGTCGTCTTGGAATGGGTCGTCAACGATCACGAGGTCCGTGTGCTTGCCGCGGACCATCTGCTGGACCGACGCCGGCGAGAGTGAGACCGTCCCCCCTCCACAAGTGTATTCGGCCCGGCTGTCAGCGCGCTTTTTGTTGTCGGCAACGTCGTCGAACCACGGGTTGCGATCAATGAGTTTCTTGATCCCGTCCGTGTTTTCCAAGCCAATGTGGTACTGCGCCATCGGCTCGTTGAAACTGAAGTACAGGATCTCGAGGTCGGTCGGCCCGTCGGCCCACCCACACTCGGGATCGGCGTCGAACCGGTTGCGCCACACCCACCAGCAGACGTACGCGTAGTTGCCGGTACTCTTGAAGTGGTCGCGGGGTCCGACCAGCACTGTCTGGTCGTTCGCCTGGAGGTGCCGACAGCGTCGGGCCGGCCACTCGCCGCGGACAAACCCCTCAAACGAGGCTGCAAAGACGATGTCGACGAACGCCGGGAACGATTCGTACGTCGCCCGGTAGACGCCAGCCTTCGTCTCCGGGTCCAAGTCGGTCGGAGACTGGCCGTCGTCGGGTGCTACGCTCACGAGGAGTTACCACCCGATTCGAGATTCGATTCGGAGGCCGTGATGATCGCCTCGGAAATGTGCTCGGGGACCGATACATCCTGCTCGATCTCGCCGGAGTGTTCGTGCTCGTACTTCTCCGGCGCCGCCTCAATCACGCCGAAGTCCTTGGCCCACTGCCGAGCCTCGCGAAGGAACCGGTCGTCGC